CCCTGAACTATAATTATTTAATATTCGCAAAAATATATAATAATCAGCGTTTTGTTTATGAACTCCATTTAAATCATGTGAATTAACAGTACAAAAATAATCCTTTTTAGGTTTGAATTTGCATGATATAGTCTTTATTTCTAATCTTTTTCCCTTTTTGGATATAAGATCAAAATCATAATCATCGGAATCTTTTTTAATTCCCAAATAATCCATGATAATCTTTTCACCAACATATCCAGTCAAAATCCTTTTTTTTTCAGAGCC